TCATGTTGATCAAGGTCTTACGGCAAACGATGCTGGCGGGCCGGGTCGTCAAAACTGGGGAAGTCCTAGAGGCTTCCCCCTCTGACGCCAAACTCCTGATCGGTATCGGCAAAGCTGTTGAGGCTGTTGCCTCTGTAGTAGACGCAGTTGAGACCATTGCTCAACCTGCACCTAAACCAACCACCCCCCGACGGAGGGCAAAATCATGACCATCCACAACCTCGGATCTAAGACCGATCTGCTCGAGCTGCACAACAACGCTGTTGTGGCATCCACCGGCGCTGGCACCCCTGCCAACGTTGATCTCGTGGATTATGAGGGCGACATTGCCTTCATCATCGATGCAGCTGCTGCCGGCTCTGGCGTCACCCTGACTGCCAAGATTCAGCACAGCAACACCACCACTTCCGGCGATTTCGTGGACGTGACCGGTGGCGGCTTCACCGCTGCTGCCGCTAACACCGCATTCCAAGAGAAGATCTACCTGAACAGCAACGATCTCCGTCGTTACGTTCGCGTGCTCTTCACTGTGACCGGCGGCACCGGTACTGGCGCCGTTTCCGTGGTGGCTCTCGGCTCTAAGAAGTACAGCTGAGCATGGCGTTCACTGAGGATCTGGATGTGTTCCTCGCAGACTTCGGCGTCAGCTGCACCGCTGGCGCCGTTACTGCGAAGGGAATCCTGGACATGCCAAGCCAGGTGATCAGCAATGGGATGGTGCTTAGCACTGACTACACGCTGACGGCCAGAACCTCAAACTTCGGCAGTCTCATCCGCGGCGATTCGATCACTGTGGATGGGGCTGCTTATACCGTCAGAGAGACCATGCTCATGGATGACGGCAAGTTCGTACAACTCGGATTGCAGAAGACATGAGCGGTCCATTCAAGGTCAACACCAGAAGCCAATGGGCAGCGCTGAATCCTGTGCTGATGGCAGGAGAGCCTGGCCTTGAAAGTGATACGCAGAATCTGAAGATCGGCAATGGCCTGACGTCATGGAGCAAGCTGCCGTACCACGGCTGCCCTGGCTACTGGGGATCGTTCTGGGATACGACTTCACAAGTTGCGGCGGCGATCAACACTGCCTATCCGATTTTTTTACGACAGGTTGATCTGACAAGCCGTGGCGTAAGAATAGTCTCGGACAGCCGTATCACGGTTGACCATCCGGGGATCTATAGCCTTACGTTCTCGATCCAGTTCAGTAATAGTGACGCGCAGATCCATGACGTGAACGTCTGGTTGCGCAAGAACGACAGCGGTAGCAGTGGTGATGTGCCTGCAAGCGATAGCAAGTTCAGTGTCATTTCCAGCCATGGAGGCGTGGAAGGCAACGTTATTGGCACCGTGAACTTTGTGCTGGGCTTGGTAGGTGGTGACTACATTGAGCTGATGTGGATGACCAGCAATGTGGCAGCCTATATAAATGCCGATCCGGCATCAAGTAGCCCGGCACATCCCAGCATCCCCGGCATCATCTGCACAGTGGTGCAGGTTGCCTCGGCATAACCATGACTACCAAGCGCGAACAGGTACTGACGGCGATCCGCACGGCGCTCACCGGAACCACTGGCGTCAGCACCCGGATCTATCGCAGCAGGGTGGAACCACTGAGCCGCGGCGAAAGCCCGGCGCTTGTGATTGAGCCGATCTCGGATACAGCGCAGCAGAACACCAGCCTCCCCACGCTGGATTGGAGCCTGACGGTACGGATCGCGGTGATCGTGCGCGGCACGGTGCCGGATCAGACGGCTGATCCGATCATTGAAAGCCTGCACGCCAAGATGATGGCCGATCTCACCCTTGGCGGTTATGCCATTGATGTGCAACCGCAATCGGTGAGCTTCGAGATGGTGGAAGCTGATCAACCGGCTGGCGTGATTGGCTGCGAATATCTTGTGCGTTATCGCACCTCAGTCACCAATTTGACTATCAGCTGAGCCGGCTACGATGGGTTGAAAGATTCCATCCGGCCAAGCCATGCCGCTGCTTTCCCGCCGCCAGCTGCTGCTGGCCGAAATCGAGACTACTTATGGCGTTGACCCTACGCCAACTGTTGGCGCCAACGCCATTTTGGTGCGCAATATCGAGGTGACGCCGCTCGAGGCTGACACTGTTAGCCGTGAGCTGATCCGCCCTTATCTCGGCCAATCTGAGCAGCTGCTGGCACAGACTCGCGTGCTAGTCAACTTTGAGGTGGAGCTTGCAGGTTCTGGCACTGCTGGCACTGCGCCCGCCTATGGCCCGCTGCTGAAAGCATGTTCGTTCACTGAGACCGTATCGGCCAGCACGAGCGTGACCTATACGCCCAACAGCAACACCTCGCCCGGTTCGGTCACGATCTATTTCAACAACGATGGCGTGCTGCACAAGGCCACCGGCTGCCGCGGCACCTTCTCTCTGAACTGCACCGTGGGCGAGATCCCCACCATCGCCTTTGAGTTCACGGGCATCTACAATGCCCCGACTGCATCGGCCATCAGCAGCCCGACCTACGCGAATCAGGCTGATCCTGTGGTGTTCAAGCAGGGCAACACCACTGGCTTCCAAGTGTTCAGCTATGCCGGCTGTCTCCAAAGCTTCACGATGGAGCTGGCCAATGAGCTGGTGTATCGCGAGCTGGTGGGCTGCACCAAGGAGGTGATCATCACCAACCGCGCCCCTGCTGGCGAGGTGATGATCGAGGCCGTCTCGGTTAGCGCTCACAACTTCTTCAACGACGCCACCGGCAGCAGCACTGGAAACCTGACCTTCCAGCACGGCCAGACTGCTGGCAACATCGTGACTTTCACCGCTGATCAGATCGATCTGGGCAACCCGTCCTACAGCGATGAAGATGGCATCCAGATGCTGACCCTCCCATACATTGCCACCCCGACCGATTCGGGCAATGATGAGATGGAGATTGTCTTTACCTGATCCGCGTGGCTTTTGTCCTCAAGCAGTCGGACTCCTACACCTGGCCGGTGAGCATTAAGCTCCCGGCCAACGGTGGGAAACGAGAGCGGCAGACATTTGATGCTGAGTTCAAGCGGCTGCCACAAAGCCGCATCAATGAGATCCAGCGCGAGGTGCAACTGCGCGTTAGCGCTGCAGAACGCGGTGAAGACAACGGCGAGGGCATCAGCGATCAGAGCATTGCTGATGAGATCTTGGTTGGCTGGGATGGCATCGTGGATGGCGATGGCGAGCCGGTGCCATTCAGCAATGCCGTGAAGGCGCAGCTATTGGATGTGCCGATGATGGCTGGCTCGCTGGTGGCTGCCTACTTCGAGTCGTTGGTGGAGCAGAAGCGAAAAAACTAATTGGGGCCGCTGAGCACTGGCTTGGTGGAATGGAGATCGATGAAACCGCAAAGGATGCGGCGATCTTCGGCATCGAGCCACCACCCAGTAAGGCGGCCATCAACTATGAGGTGGAGCCAGATGCATGGTCGGCTGTGCTCGTGTTCCTCAAGGTGCAGACCCAATGGCGTACTGATTCCGGTACGTTGATCGGCCTCGACTATGGCGCCGTGCGATGGGTGTTTGACCTGCTGCAGATCGCTGATGCGGTCAATGTCTTAGGTGATCTTCAGATCATCGAGGCTACAGTGGTTGCAGCAGTCAACAAGCGCAAGAAGTAGCCATGGCGCTGGACATGACAACCGCCCTAACGATCAGGGCCAAGGTTGACGGGTTGGCGCAGATCGAGAACCTTGATCGTGCGCTTGGCAAGGCAAATAAAGAAGCAACCGGATTGTCCGGCACATTTGGTCGGTTAAAGGGTGCAACAGCTGGAATCGGCGGAGCGCTTGGTGCGTTGGTGCCTGCTGCTGGTATCGCTGGCCTGACTGCAATGGGCAAGCGTGCCATTGATGCAGCCGACAACCTGAACGATCTCAGTCAGCGCACTGGCGTTGCAGTGCCGATCCTGAGCAAGTTCGGCGCAGCAGCTGCTGATTCAGGCAGCAGCATTGATGAAGTCGCCAAGGCTATGGGGCGGTTGCAGAAAGGCATTGTTGATCCTGCGTCAAAAGCAAGTGAAGCGCTGAGATCGATTGGTGTTAGCTCGACGGATGCTCAGGGCAAGATCCGTGGCGTCGATCAAATCATGCTTGACGTTGCAGAGAAAATGTCGAAGATGACAGATCCTGCGCAGAAGACCGCTTTAGCCATGGATCTGTTTGGCAAGTCAGGCGCCAACTTAATCCCGATGCTGAATGGCGGCCGTGATGCGCTCAGCCAGTATTCAGCCACTATTGACACGGAGATGGCGCAGGCTGCGGATAAGTTCAACGATGCGTTGAATGGCATCGCGCGATCCATTGCTGGCCCATTCAATGAAGCGGTCACGGCACTGCTGCCCTATCTGACGCAGGTGGCGCAGGCCATTGCTGGCTGGGCGCAATGGTTCAGCACGCTGCCTCAACCAGTGCAAAACTTGGTGGCTGGTTTTGGTGCGTTGACTGCTGCGCTTGTGCTATTTGGTCCTGCCATCGCATCGCTGCTCACGATTGCCACCACCCTCGGTCCATTACTAGCCGGCATCGGCGGCGCATTGGTTGGTATTCCGGCATTGATCGCCGGCTGGGCTGGTGCGATTGCTCCGCTCGTGGCTGGCCTTGGCACACTGGGCCAGATTCTGATCGGAGTCTTCAGCGGTCCGGTCGGCTGGGTTGCGCTTGCTGTTGCTGCTGGCGTGGCGATCTACGCCTTCCGCGATCAGATCGGCCAAGCGTTTCAAGCTATTGGCTTTGTGCTGCAGCAGGCTGCGCAGGGATTCAAGACCGTCTTTATCGATCCGGTTATTCAAGGATTTCAAGCTGTTGTGCAGTTCGTGAATGTGAGCTTTGTGCAACCCATCGGACAGGCCATCAGCGGGCTAGTGCAGAGCATCGCCAACACGTTCAAGGCTGTAACGCAGGCAATCACTGCACCATTCCAAGCGGCATTCACCGCCGTGCGTGGCATCGTGAATCAAATTCTGAACGGCATCGGCAGCGCCATCGGCAGCGTTGTGCAATCAATCAACAACGTAATCACAGGTGCCAATCGAGCCCTGGCACAATTAAACCTGCCACAGATCCCATTCCTGCCAATGCCACAGATCCCACGCTTTGCCGAGGGTGGAGTTGTCAGCGGTCCAACCATCGCCATGGTGGGCGAGGGTGGCGAGCCGGAATACATCGTGCCGCAATCCAAAGCCAGCGGATTTGCTACTAACTGGATAGCCGGCAAGCGTGGCGCTAGTGCCATTCCCCGTTTTGCTGAGGGCGGCATGGTGGTGCCAACTGCCGCCAATGTCAGCATCCAGACTGGACCAGTAACACAAATGAATGGAACTAACTATGTCACCACTAATGACTTGACTGCAGCAGTGCAATCAGGAATCAATCAAACTCTAAACCTTTTACGTAATGATTTGAATACTCGGCGCTCAGTGGGGATTGTCTAATGGCTAATTATGACATCATGTGTTTTCTAGAGTATTACGCCGACCGTAATAGCACTTCTTCCGGTGGTTTCCGACAACCAACTCGAAAATGGCAAAATTTCTATCAGACCCCCCAGCAGTTTGCGATTGATGCTGGCATTGCGGGTACTTATACTTATCTGGCTTTCGAGGTTTCAGGTTTCGGTGCGGTTGAATCTGGCGCAATGAATGATCTTTCAATAAACTTAGCCGCTGTTGCCGATGTTGTTGATCTTACGCAAACAGCCATGAATGGAGACGCATTTGTGATTGCGTCTTTAGTTATACAAGATATAGGTTTTAACAACATTGACCCAGGCAGCGCTGCGATTGTCGCCAGTTATTCGGGCGGTCTACATTCCGCCTCCATTAATGATACTTCTGTCTCGTGGACTGTAAATCCAATGATTAGCAAAACCAAATCGCAGGTGCCGACAAGAAAGATCAGTTCTTCTATACTGGCAAAAAAGCAGGGCCAGTAATGACGTTTTCTGTTTTTACTACTGTTCCTCAGCCCCCCGCAAAGCCTGGCACGACTGCTTTGCGGATTGACCAAGATCCTGCGAATAGCCGTTCACCTAGGTCCGATCTTAATCAGCCTCAACGATTTGCAACAGCTGGTGAGACAGTGCCTATTGTTTTTGGCAAATATGACGAGACGCTTGGTATTGGCGGAGTATGGGTTTCGCCTGCGCTGATTAGGCAAGCTGTTGAATATAGCTTTGATGATCCTTCTCAAAATAATGGCACGTTCCAAAATGGCACGGGCAACTTTTTGTATGGATCAATTTTTGCTGTAAGCCAAGGAGAGATCGTAAGCACACCCACTGTTGGTCAAATATATATTGGAGAAGTCGGGCTGAAAACACTCAATACTGCTACCAACGCACAAGTTTTCAAAGAATATCGAGATGCTGCATACATGGAGGCAAATCCTACTTACTGCCCAATCCCTTTGACATTTGTCCCCTGTGGATCGGAAAACGTTACATGGCTTGCCGGTGACGCACTTGCAAACGGATTTGATATTAAATCACGGGGCAGCAATGTTGTTTATTTTGGTTATAGAATATTAATTCGCGCCAGCGGTCCATTGTCAAATACTGAGGTGAATATTGACGTTAAATGGATTGATGCAGTTACAGGAGCGCAATTAAACTCAGGAACAATTACAGATTCTATATTTCCGGGGGGCGACCGATGGCTCGAAGCTGGCTACAACAGCGCGGCAAATTGGTCGTTTCTCACATCACAGGGTAATAGCGGATCCTATATTATAAGACTCGGACAAGCTACGATAAATTATCAACGCAATCCGCTCAATCCCGCCGACACCAATACTGTTGATGCTGTGTTGGTTGCAGGGTGGCAAAATAGCACCGGTACGCCAACTCCAACGCCGTCAGACACCAGGGCTTATGCCGATATTACTTTAATTGGTATAAAAGGAGATTTGTTAGATAAAGATTTTAGCCAAAAACAAGCGTATATATATTTCAATCAAGGGGTTTCGGTTGATCTTTACAGTACTGGCCTGAGCGGAAGCGTAGGTGCTAGCAATCAATTCGTTGATCTGGTCTGCTATCTATTCAAGATTTTTACAAATACAATAGGCTCACAAATTGACACAAGCAACTTACAAGACATTGCCACTTTTTGCGAAAATTACTCTATGCTATGCAATGGGGTAGTCTCGCAGCCAGTCAATTTAATTGAATACGCATCGCAGACTGCTCGGTTGTTCTTGCTTTCGTTTATTTCTGTTGGAGGACAGTATAAATTTAGACCGTTATTGCCGGTTTCGGGTGGCCTTTTGAATGATTCAGCGGTCACTCCAGTGGCGACATTTATAGAAGATGACATATTGCCTGACTCGTTAAACAAGACATTTATTCCAAGAGAAGAGCGGCAGCCGTTCTTTGCAAGCATGATTTATCGCGACGGGTCGCAAACCACGGTAAGCGTTCAGCGTTCACTGCAAATTTCTTACCCAGGCACGCCATTAGATGCGCCTATTGAGCAGTTTGACATGACAGATGTATGTGCATCAGCGTTTCACGCATATTACGTAGGGGCCTACGAACTATCAAGGCGCAAGAACACAACCCACACTATTGAATTTTCTACTCCCATCAGTGCTAGCTTACTTGAGCCAACGGACATCTTCAGGATTCAATTAAATCGTATTAATAGCGCGGGAGACAATAGAGTTGAAACAGAGTGGTATCAAGTAACGAGTGTATCCCTAGAAACCAATGGTGTAAGCAAAATTTCAGCCGTGCACTTCCCTGTTAATGGCTCTGGTCAATCTATAATAATTGATGAGATGAACAACGTTATTTGGGATGTTATTATCTAATGGCAACTTTCCCATCGCTAGCACCACGCACTCGAGCCCTAAGTTTAGGTGATACGCCTCAGCAGGTGTATCTTGGTACAAGCGGCGGCGAGGTGCGCTTCAAGCACGGTTCTAGCTACATCTCTCAACAGCTGACCCTCGGCTATGAGCTTCTGACTGAATCAGAAGCTCAGCAAATCTTGGATCATTATGCTGGACAACAGGGGAGCCTTATACCGTTTGATGTATCGGCTACTGTGTGGAATGGATACGGAAGCCCGCCTGTTGATTCATCTGAATATCAATGGCGATATGTTGAGCCCCTAAGCGTTAGCATTGCGTCACCCACTCGATACAACATTAACGTTGAGCTTGCAACAGTCCCGATTTGATCATGACTTTCCCCGCCTTGGTTCCTTCAGCTAGGACTTACGTTATCGGCAACGTGCCGCAGATTGAACAGGTGGCGCTATCCGGCGCGTCTTTTAGGTATAGGCAGGGGAATCGACGTGTTGGCCAAACCCTAGAATTAGCTTTTAATAATATAAGCGAGTCGGAGCTTCTTCAGATAAAGAACCATTATATCTTGCAAGATGGCAGCTATAACATTTTCTTCTTGTCACAGGAGGTATGGTCTGGCTACGCAGTGGCCCCTGTACCATCACCAAGCAATGTGGCTTGGCGTTATGCGACGGCGCCAGTTATTACAGATGGATCATGTGATCTGTGGTCTGCAAGCGTTAAACTGGTTTCTTATTTAGTTGAATCCGGCGATATTAACGTTGAGCTTCCAGGGATGGGCGCGAATCCAAATCCAATTGTGGACTATATCTATGATGGGGGTAGCGCCGCTGCGACTCCAGCGCGTGATTACATTATTGATTCCGGTGCATCCCGATGACCATTACCCTTTCAGCCCTACAGAAGCAACGCCGCGACAATGCCGCCAACTGGACAGCTGAAAACCCAACACTGCTGGCTGGTGAGATCGGGCTGGAATCTGATACCGGATATTGGAAGGTGGGCGATGGCAGCACTGCGTGGACATCACTCGCCTATATCACGGGTTTAGGCGCTGAGATCCCCGTATCACGCTTGGCTGATGGCACTGCTAGGCAGCTGCTGCAGACCGCAGCCAATGGCACGAATGTTGAATGGACAAGCAACGTCGATATACCTGGCACGTTGGATGTGACGGGTGCGGCCACGTTTGATAATAACGTCATTATTCAAGGCGATCTGACGGTCAATGGCACCGAGACGATCATCAATACTCAGACGCTGGACGTTGAAGATAAAAACATCGTCATCGGCAAAGTCGTTGCACCATCGGATGTGACGGCCGATGGTGGTGGCATCACGCTCAAAGGCACCACCGATAAGACGATCAATTGGATCGATGCCACGGATGCGTGGACGCTGAGCGAACATGTAAACATCGCAAGCACTAAGGAATACCGCATTGCTGGCACCAAGGTGCTGGATGCCACCAGTCTTGGCAGCGCGGTGGTTAGCAGCAGCCTGACGAGCGTTGGCACCATCGGCACAGGCATTTGGCAGGGCACAACAGTTGCCACTGGTTATGGCGGCACTGGGCAGACCACTTACAGCAACGGCCAGCTGCTAATCGGTAAGACCGATGGCACGCTCGCCAAGGCAACCATCACGCAAGGCACTGGCATCACCATCACCAACGGCGATGGCAGCATCACGATCAGCGCAACAGGTAGTGGTGGCACAGTCACGGGTGTGACAGGCACTGCACCAATTACAAGCTCTGGTGGTACGGCACCAAATATCGACTTAAGTCTGAAAACAAATGGTGGGCTTGTAACTGAGACCGGAACGCTTGCTGTTGATCTTGGCGCAAGCAGCATCACCGGAACGCTTGGCGTGGCTGATGGTGGTACAGGGCAAACAACTTACACCGATGGACAGCTGCTAATCGGCAATAGCACTGGCAATACGCTGAGTAAATCTACGCTGACTGCTGGCACGGGAATTACAATCACAAATGGCAGCGGATCAATCAGTGTCAATGGGACAGCTGCCTCAACATCAACTGCAGGGGTTGTTCAGCTAGAGGATTCCACCAGCAGCACAAGCACCACCACGGCGGCCACACCCAACTCGGTGAAGACCGCTTACGACCTTGCTAATGCAGCACTGCCCAAGGCTGGCGGCACAGTTAGTGGAAATCTTAATGTAACAGGCAACCTTACGGTTGACACCAACACTCTATTTGTTGACGCAACGAATAACAGGGTGGGGGTTGGCACTACGAGTCCTGGCAATTTATTGGACCTTGGTGGACAAACAAGCCCAAAAATTGGCATTAACAGCTCTGGTACGGGTACTCCAGGTATTTTGTTTCAAGGTACTGGCACCACGTATGGAAGTATTAACCAAAATATCTTTAGTGGTGAGTTAGCAATAAAAGCAGGCTCAGCAGGTCAAAGCGCACATTTCATTACATTTGGAACAAATGACGGTACAGAACGCGCCCGCATCGACAGCTCCGGCAGGCTCCTAGTTGGTACGTCTAGCCCATATATTACGGAAACTCACGGTTATGATCCATTGGTACAAGTTGCTAGCGTTTACCAGACAAAGAGTGTGATTTCACTTATCAATGCCGGAGATAATACATATGGACCAACTCTAGCTTTTGTTAAACGTAGAAACAATATTAATGGAAGCTATGTTAATTATCCTGTTTTGCCTGGAGACTCTGTTGGGAATATCACTTTTTACGCAGAAAACGGAGAGTATCCTCGACCAACGGCTTCCATTAAAGCCGTTGCGGAAGGAAATTATACTATTCCAGTTGCCTCTATGGTAGTTATGCAGGATTATTACATCGCTAGTGTTGGCACAACTGATTTTACGTTGTATGGCGCTGGTAGTAATACCCCTGGAACGCTTTTTACCTGTATGGTCTTTGGACCTTATTCAGGTACTGGCACAGTAATACAAGTAAACCCTGCTGTTAGCTATCCATCATCGCGCTTGGTGTTCAGCACTGCTAATTATGGTAGTGAAGTAGAGCAGATGAGGATAACCTATGATGGTGTTCTTTGTTATAAGCAAAACGCCGGAATCAGGAGTGCTGCAGCAACACTCGCTGTTTCTGAACTGAAGACCGGCATCACCCAGTACACCGGTGCTGCTGCTACCCTCACTCTGCCTACCGGCACTCTGATGGAAGGTGGCTTCTTTGGTGCCTACACCAACATGACCTTTGAGTGGTCCGTGATTAATACCGGCACTGGCACTTGCACCATCGGAGCGAGCACTGGCCACACGATTGTTGGGGCTGCCACAGTTACTGCAGGAGCATCTGGCCGCTTTGCATCACGCCGTTCGGCTGCCAATACGTTTGTCACCTATCGCTTGAGTTAATCAGTCTCCTTCACTAATATTTTTACAACAAGAGTCTGGCCAACATATTTTTTGTCAGCCAGACTTATTTTTATGCAGTTACTCTTCCTTTCCTTCAGGAAGGATGGTGGGTAGATCTTTAAATTTCTGATCAGAGTTACGGATGGCAAGTCCTTTGACAAAGGGTTTACCGCCTTTACTAAAGGTACGTACTTCATCTAACCCCAGTTGATTCTTGCAGCAATCAAGCAGCAGGTTAATAAACCGCTTTTGACCTACAGCTTTGGATCCCGTGGCGTCACAGTATTCGCAGTAGCTGGTAATAATACATTTGTATTACCAAATGTTGATGGTACTAACGGGCAAGTTATTAAAACAGATGGTAGTGGTGCAGATTCCGCTGTTAATTACGACGCCGCCGCTTCTCTTCTGTTTTCAGGCTGCTACAGCGTCTAACCCCCAGCCCGCAACGGCTCAAAACTACGCCTAAACCCGTTGAATCTGGAGGATTCCCCTAATGGCACAATTCACTGAGCGTCACGAACACAAGATCGAGATCATCCCGCCCTACTCCATCCTGCAGTGTCGCCGCGCCGACATCATCGAAAAGGATGGTGTTGAAGTGGGCCGCACCTATCACCGCCATACCCGTGCCCCTGGTGACGATGTGGCCGACGATTGCGCTGAGCTGCAAGCCGTAGCGGCTGCACTGTGGACGCCTGAAATCATCGCTGCTTATCAGGCTTCTGTTGCTGAACCTGTTTGACCCGTACTGCTACTGCAGCTCCTTGCCGGTGCTTAGTGCGCCGGCTTTTTTATGACCTACTGTTTGGTGACAATCACATCACCGGACCATCGCTAGTGGCCGTTCGTAGCAAAACCGGCACCGCGCGGATCGAGCACCAGCCAGGCCCGCCTAAGACAACGCGTCAAGGATTCGGTCAGCACTCACGCCCACGCCGCCGCGGCCGTAAGCCCTTACGCGGTCAGGGTCGCTAAGCTGGACAGGTAGCCCCATGGCGCCATGATCGAAATCATCGCCGCCGTTGCTGGCGCTTCCATATCAGTTGCTGCCATGGGTGCTGCTGGTTTCAGCCGCAAATCTGATGAAGCCCGCGAGGCCGTAATCCGTCTTACCTCAGCTGTGGAGCACATCGCATCACAGCTCGAGGTGCTTCACACTGATATCAAGGAAGACCGCAAGGAAACATTCACCCGGCTATCGACGGTAGAGCAACGGGTCTCTAGGTTGGAAGCATCACCCAACCGCTAGCAATGGAACAGGCAACCACTCTCGCCATCGTCGCGATCATCGTGGCCGCTGGCTCTGAAATCATTGCAGTGTCACCGCTGAAGTCCAACAGCTGGCTGCAACTGTTATTTCAAGCGCTACGCATTGCATTCCCAAAGCAGCGCCGCTGAATCATGGCGAACGACGCGCCAATCTCACTGCAGCAGCTCTTCAAATATTACAAGGGCCAGCCGCATCAAACCGCAGCGATTCAGCAGCTCGAGACCGATCTAATCGCCAACGGCTACGACGCCGTGATGCGTCGCGACCGCGAATGGTTTCAGACGTGGAGCCAAGACGGCAAGCAAAGCGACCTAAGCGCCGCGATCAGCTTGATCAAGGAGTTTGAGGGTTGCCACCTCAGCGCCTATCCCGATCCACTGAGCGGCGGTGAGCCGTGGACGATTGGGTATGGCACAACCCGCTACAGCGGCGGCGTGCCCGTCAAGCGCGGCGACAAGATCAATGTGATCGAGGCCGACATGCTGTTGCGCCTCGAGGTGGATCGCATCGCCGACAAGCTGCGCACCACAGTGCCGCATTGGAAGGCGATGGATGACCAGCAGCGCTCAGCGCTGGTGAGCTTCGCCTACAACCTTGGTGCAGGCTTCTACGGCTCGGCCGGATTTGAGACCATCAGCAAATACCTGAACGACCGTGCATGGGCGGCAGTACCTGCAGCGCTCGAGTTGTACAGGAACCCTGGCACCAGCGTTGAGGCTGGCTTGCTGCGGCGTCGCAGGGCCGAGGGCAAGCTATGGGGGCAGCATCAGGCGCCAGCGCAGCCAGAGACCGCCAAGCTGCGGCCGAGCAGCCCATTCAGCGCACGGATCACGCCGCACATCAGGCTGGGTGAGTTTGCGCTGGATCAGGAGGCGCGCAGATTTGAGCATCAGTACCAGCTCGACACAGCAGCAGAGCTGGCAGCATTCTTGGAGCGTGCCCGGACGGCTTTCGGCGGTAAGCCGGTGATCATCACCAGTGGTTTCAGACCGCCAGCCGTGAACCGCAGCGTGGGTGGCGCATCGGGCTCGGAGCACCTCTACAACGCGGCTGGCGTCGGCGCCGTGGATTGGTACTTGGAAGGCGTGGACGTCTACAAGCTGCAGGAATGGTGCATCAAGAACTGGCCGTACAGCACGGGCAAGGGAGCGCCTAAAGGTTTCATCCATACCGGCATCCGGCAGGGGCGGCCTAAGGTCGTTTGGGAATATTGAGGCCCTGTGCTCCTACCTGACCATGAGATCCGCCGGCTGTGTAAGCAGCATTCAATGCTGAGCCCGTACAACGAAGAGCAGCTGAACCCGGCTAGCTACGACGTGACGCTAGGCGTTCAGGTGATGATGGAGGTGGCCAAGACGCCAGAGCTGCAGAAGGTGCAGCTGCACGGGCACACCAAGGACGACCCGTTCTGGATTCAGCCGGGCGAGTTTTTCCTGGCTGAAACGCAGGAGATCTTCAACCTCCCCAATCACGTCGGCGCTCAGTTCGTGCTCAAGTCCAGCCGCGCGCGCGAGGGCTGGGATCATGCTGAGGCCGGTTGGGCGGATCCCGGATGGTTTGGCAGCAGACTCACGATGGAGCTACGCAATCAGCGGCGGCTGCATCCGCTACCGATCTGGCCGGGGCTGCGCATTGGGCAGATGAAGTTTTTGCTGGTCAGTGGTTGCGTTGAACGCAGTTATGCGCAAACCGGAAGATATAACGGAGACCTGGGCGTAGCCGGCAGCAAGGGCTAGCGTCTGGTTGGTGAAAGCTGAGGTCTCTAGGCTCCGGTCTGAGCAACCGGAGCTTTTTTCATGGCGTGCTCAAGCGGAGCCATGCGCAGCCGATAGATCTTGCCGGGCGCTTCAGCCGGATCGTCCAGCGGGATCATGGTGTAGTCATCGCAGCCGTGGCTTTCAGCGAAGTGCTGCGCGCCGATGTGGGTGGGGAACGGTCCGACGTGCCACGGACCGATGCGGAGGATGTATTGCATGGTGGTGAGGTTAGGGGCACCGGAGTGCCCCGGTAGGGGTCAGGCGACCTTGCGGTAGCCCTTGGCAGTGAGGGCTTGGTAGCGCTGGCGCATTTTGCCAGTCCAATCAAAGCCGCCACCCTGGGGAGCCCATTCGCCAGCTTCGAGAGCAAAGCGATTCATCAGCATCTGGTGGTCGCCGGCGTCAGAGAAGCGAACCAGCTGGGTGCCATCGGCGGAGATCAGGAAGTGGCTGGTGCGGTTGGCGATGGTGGGGAGGGTCATCGGAGTGGTGGCTGTCGATGTGTGAACTATACACCGCCCACGGGGCACCCTGAGCTAATCGGCCGGCCCGTTCACAATCCGTCACAGGCCCAATCCTGTCGCGACCGCTACCGTTAGCCAAGCGGCGGCCAGCCCATGCGGGCGTTCTACCTAGAGATCTCCGCCAAGCTGATCATCCGATCAGATACGGATCCCGACGATCTGCCGGCTGACATCTACTCCAAGCTGGCTGAATTCATCCCGTCCGATGAGGACATCATCGACATCGAGGTGAACTGCGTCCCCCTGCCGCCAGACCTGAGTGGATCGACACCACATTGATGGCACCCGACTGGTCACACGGCGATCAGCGCGTGATCAGATCTTTCTGGCTTGGAACTACCGCTGCGCCTACTGCGGCGATGAACTAGGCCGCAGCCCAACGCTGGATCACGTAATCCCCAAGGTGCATGGCGGCTCCACCGTGCGCAGCAACATGGTCGCCTGCTGCCTTGGCTGCAATTCCTCCAAAGGCCATAAGCCATGGGTGGACTGGTATCGCGCTCAGCCGTTCTGGACAGCACTCGGCGAGTGGGCCATCGCGCAGTGGTTGGCAGGCGACGCTACGCTTTGAGTTCTGTTGATCTTCGGATCTCAGTCGTCCGCTGCGCCCGGCAGCGGCGAGGCTGGCACCTCGTGCGGACCAGCCACCGGGCACCCCATTGCACAGCCCGATGCCGAGGCAGAGCGGGAACCAGCCCATTGTAGGGAAGGTGACTACTTGCCCCAGCGGGCAATGCAAGCTTCAGCAAACGCAGCCATGCTTCCGCTTTCGATTACATCAGTGACTGTACGCTCGTCATTGTCTGAGCCCCACCACCAAAGGCAGAACTCATCAAGTTCGTCAACTGTGAAGATCCGTGGTTGAGCAGACATAGAAGTGGAAGCGACTACTGGGGGGCTACGGCAGGATCCTGCTGCACACCCACAGCGCGATAAGGCAGGTCAGCCAGTATTCAACAATCAGGATCAGAACGTCGCGGAGCATCAGCGGCCTAGCAGGTGGTCCAGATACAGCTCGGCCTGCCATAGGTCTGAGCTGTAACGGCACACGCCACCCACACAGCTGCGGTAATAGATCTCGCCGTTGACCGGCATCAGCGTTTCGATGCTGCCGCCATCACGATCCGTGCGGCTGATGACTTCCGGCCCGTACATACATCTCACACCTGGCCGCATAACGGCCGCCGCTTCTCTTTGATTCTGGCAACGCCAACCCGCACCCCTGGTGGCGCATCTCCCAATAGTGACAATCCCAGCACATTGGCGGGCCATCAGCTGGTCGCAAGTTGGTGACCGCTGCGCGGTAGATCGATTGCGCTCTGATCAGCGCCTCCTGCAGCTGCACGGTGCCTGTATCGGCCTCCAGCTGGTGCTCAGGCTTTGGACCGAGCACCACGCGGGCGTGCCATGTGCGATCAGATCGGCTGCACACCAGCAGCAAGCGGCCAGCGTGCAGGCTGATCATTCCATCTCCCCATAACTCGGTTGATGGAAGATGCGCTCGAGCGTCATGCTGGCCGGTTCCTCCGGGCCGCTGGTGACATAAGCCGCCACCGGATCTGTGGCATCAGCCGCCACAAACAGTGCAGGGCTGGCATATGCCTTTACCACCACCAACCCGGTGCGATGGCTGCGCACAAGGATGCGAAGCGCCCAGCGCTCGAGCAGTGTCAACCCTGGCAGGTGGCGCATCATCCCCCCAGTTTGCCGATCAACCGCTCGAGATACCACCGGCACTTGCGGGCATCCTCAAGGGCGTTGCCTTTGCACCACAGGCGTAGCAGATACTTAAGCGCCTGGCCCTGCAAGTAAGCGGGCACCATATGCGGCGCATCGCTCACGGCGGCCTCAATCACATCGATGGCTTCAACTGGGCCGCGGCGGTAGTGGGCCGGATTGATTGGGTCACTCATTGAAGGCAGCCTCAGCGATGACGGGGAACTGCTGGGCAAAGATCTCACGCGCGGCCAGAGCGATCTCACGATGCTCGAGTTGCGTCTCGGGGCCGCAGCGCACAGCGAAGTAGTGCTGCCACGAGCGGAGCGTGCCGTGCATGTAGAGCGTGGTGCGGGTGCTGAGGGGCAGGATGCGGCGTGCGGTTTCCTTGGCAACGCCAGCCATCAGCATGTCGCCGTAGAGCTTGGTGGCGTCTTGGTAAAGCGCACCGATGCGATCCAGCAGCTCGATCTTCAGCTCTACAGGCAGATCATCCACGCTGTTCTGCCGATTGGTTACATCTTGACGCCGCAGCCGCGGAATCACTGGCCGCTGCGCTTCGGCGTACCTGGTGCTGAACTCCTGAAAGCTGAACGACCGATGGCGCAGGATCTGCGCCGCAATGTCGCGCTCGGTCTCGATCTTCAGGCACAGGCTGGCCATCTCAAAGGGTGACCAGTGCTGATGGCGGATCAGATAGCGCAGCAGCTTGGGCGCCGTGGCCTGATTGTCGGCATTGGCCGGGTTGCTCACCCGGGCCATCTTCACGATCAACGCCTCAGCATCCGGCGTGCAGTGGACTAGCTCGACGCTCACTTCCACTTATCCCCCAGTAGCTGCTGCCGGCACACCTCAATGGCCTGCTGCGCGTTCTTCTGCGTCATCACCGATTCAGTGGCATCCATGGCACGCACCACACGCTCGAGCATCTCGGGATAGTCGGTGTCGCGAAAGTTGCGGGCCAGATCGAGCGCAAACTCCTGCCACAGCCCGGTGTAGGTGCTGCAGGTACGGCCGCTGCGTTCATAGAGCGCCTCCATCATGTCGGCACGTTGTTGATCCAGCTGGACTCGGTTCATGGTTCAAGCAGTTGTCGGACGTGAAGCAGCTCAGCGCACAGCTGATGGCGGTGGCGGATGCCGGGCACGTTGCTGAGCTGATCGATTCTGATGTCGATCAGCTGCTGCAGGCGCTCGCGTTCATCCTGCCTCCCTTGGCGGTAAGCGCCGGTGTCGCTCAGCAGCTGCTCTAGGCGGTGGCGGATCTCGCTCACGCCACCTCCACCACAGCACCCGGCCAGCGTGCCTCGGCATACTTGATGGCGGCGCGCTTGGTCTCGGCGCGGGTGATCCAGGTCATTGGACGGGCACCCTGCGGGTAAACGATCACCCTGTATTCGCGCGTGCGTGTCTTGGGCCGCGGCCGGCTGATGCCGTCGCCGTGCTTGCTGGTGGGTTCCTCCTCGCGCCACTGCCACGGGAGCATGGCGCCAACAACGTCAGACATGGCAGTTCGGATCAGTGACGGTTTCAGGGTTCAGCCATTCGATCTGTGACCACCACTCAAGCCAAGTGTCGGCGGCGATCAACTTGGCCTCGGTCAGGCTGTGCGCCTGCACGCACTCGATTACGTTGGCGGACTTGATCGTGAAGTAAAAGCGGCGGGGAGTCATTCGGGCAGCGCCTCCAGTGCGCGGCGAATAATGGATATGTCCACACCTGCTGACCTGCCTTCGTTGTCATGAGTCGGAATACGATCAAGCTCGTCCAGCGCCTGCTCCTTCAAGCTCGGTGGCCTCGGGCGGCGGTGGTCGCGCAAGTCATCGACTCTGCAGTATCTCCAGCCCTGAAGCACTTCACAGCACTCCTCCAGCTCCTGGTCTGCGCCCCATTGGGCGGCTTGAGTGGCAATGCGCCACCAAAACTGATCCTCGGTATCAGTGCCTCTGTATTCGGTCCACTTCCGAAACAGTTTGAGAGTTGGTGTGATCGGGTGGTCAGTTGCCATCGGCTTTGATGGTGAAATGAACAGTCGCAAAGGTCGCTTCAAAGACTGCGATGGCCTGCATAGCGGCTTCCAACTCTTTTCTTGTTCCGTGGTCGTCGCCATGGAAGAGGAAAGCATCAGCGGCCGCCACATGCCGAGCGACTTTGGCGTAGACGAAGGAGAAGTCCGGATTGGGTAGAGGGACGGATTCAATGGTGCTCACGCCACCTCCAACGCGGCGGTCAGTCATGCCGCACCACCTGCTGCGTGCCGGAGTGGGTGGGCTGGTGGTGGGCACCGGACTCGATGCCGATCATGGCGAACACGCCAGCAACGATCAGCAGACAGATGGCGTTGTTGATTCGGTTGATTATGATGCGACCATCTTGGCGATGCGGTTGTTGAGGCGATGCAGCCATGCGCCGAGCACTAGCCCGGCCACGTACACGGCCACGATGATTTCGGCGAGCTGAGCAGTCCATACGTAAAGAGTCGGCCCCCAGTCGCTCGTCAGTGCGTGCTTCATGGTGGTGATGGATAGATGTGCCGGACCAACCGGCAATGCGGGCTTATTCAGGCCCTGTTGCGCTCGGGTTTTACGGCCTCGTGTGCGCTGTTCGGCCGGCGGTTGAGTTTTGCGAGTGGGCCGCTCCCCTCGTGCTGTGATGATACACCGCCAGCGGTGCACGTCAACGGGTCGCTGTGATATCCCGTTACACGGCATCGGTGCCGACCGCCAGCTCCACTGGCACCCGCAGGACGGGCACGCTTTTTTTCGTGTCCGGTGTCCGTGCCCAGCCGATTGCCACCAGACTCACCGAGAGCTCGACGGTGTACCAGACGTGGCGGCAGTCCACACAACGCCGCTGGCGGGTCACCTTATCGGCTTGCTTTCCATTGGTCGCAATCGCCCTAATCTCACCGCTACCGCAGCGTGGACACTCCATAGGTAACCTGAACGTGTACCCCTCCACTATGGCACTATGAACTTCGGTGAGTGGATGGCTGTCCAGCTATCGCCAGAGCAGCAGTTTGAAATCGAAAAACAGGCCCGCACTCTGCTCACAAGCAAGGATGCAGGCCCGATGGCTGCCGCGCTCCTGAAGCAAGCCTGCTTTCAGCAGCAGCTGCTGCAGCAGGCCGTTAACGAGATCGCCCGCCTCGAGTGCGAGCTCATGGGCCGTTAGAAAAACGGCTCCTCGATCACCTCGGTGACCACGCCATCAGTGGCCGCGGCCAGGCTCTGCGCTGCAGCGGTGACCTGTGCGGCAGCTTGGGGCGGCACCCAATCACGCGGTGGCTGTGCCACGGCGCTCACGTAGGCGAGGCCCTTGCTGCTGGTTTTCTTCCAGCCACTCACGGGCACCTGAACGCTGCCGTATTGGTCAGGCGTCTGGCTGAGTACAAATGCGCAGAACGCATCCAGCTCCTCCACCTTCACGTTGAGCATTCCCGAAAAGTCAATCTTGCTGTCGGGCTTGGTGCTTTTGAAGATGCTTAGGTTCAGCTTGAAACTCATGGTCAATCGTGGGTAATGGTGTTGGCCTTTTCGTATTGCTCCACCTCGGCCAGGGGATAGAGCACGAAACCGGGAGTCCTGAAATACGGCGGACCCTTGCCCGCTTTACGCCAGCGCATCAGCGTGTCAGGGTGCAGGCCCCATCGTGTTGCCAGCTGTGTAGCGGTCAGATAATCAGAAGAGCTCATCGGTTTCGATCACAGCTGGCTCAGGTTCAGCCTGCAGCTTTGCATTCAGATCCGCCACGCTGGTAGCCGCTGGTGCAGCCGTGACTGTGACCGGTTCGACATCCAGCGCCTCCTCCTGGCTCTGCATACCGAGCAGCATGTCGCTGGCATACAGGCGGCCCCAGAATGCCGCGGCCCGGTAGCGGATCATCAGTTCGGGCATGGTGGCCCACTTGCTGCCAGCCTTGGTAGCCCAGCCCTCACGCTTGGCCATGGTCATGGTGATGGTGGGGCCCTTGAGCTCCTGCTGGCTGGCAAGGTCCGTCGCGACCGCATAGCAGGCCAGGCTGTCACCCTCGCCACTCATCTCAAACCGCAGCGGGCTAAAGCGGCCGCAGCCATTGACCATCGCGATGATGAAGCTGCTGCTCCAGCTGGGGCGTCCGTGGATCACATGCAGGTGCTGCATCGCCAGGAAAGGGCTGATACCCATACGGCCGGCGATCTCTAAGGCCACCAAGCAGTTGGCAAACCCCTGCTGGCCCTGGAACTGCGGCGGGATGAGCGTGCTGCTGGCTAGGGCCTTGGCTATGCGCTGGGCATCCTCGAAAGCTTGGATACCGCTGAACACCGAGCCCGCGGGCTGGGTGGTGGTGAGGGCTGTAGTTGGGTCGGTCATAAGATTGAAGCATCAATGATGGGCATAGGATTCATTGCTGGTTGCTTAAACTGTTTCAATGAAAAGTCATTGGCCCAATAATTAAAGCACTTAATAATGCAAGCCAATGAGCGCTGCTGCAAGTTTTGCTTACTGAGAGAATTGCCTTCAAGCAACCTCCTGTAAGCGAAAATCGGAGAATCTTCTGGCTGCATGCTTGGAGTTGCTAGCAGTTTTACAAAAGTCTTAGCCTTTTCTCTGGTTTCGCTATCTTCCGCTGCAAGCAAAAGAAAAGCAATAAGAGCCGAAGGATTCAAAAATCTGTAGGTTGACGAAGATGATGAGCCGTGCTCCGTTGCCCAGTCTGCAATAGTTTTGTTTTCTTTGTAAAACTGAACAATTGTAGTTTGCGGAGGTGCGTCTGTATTGCCCCAGATTTTTTTGGGTGTCTTTTGTAAAGGTAGTAAACCTTAATACCTGCCGCAGCTCGGGCTGAGTTTTTGCAGGTACCAATCCGTTCCAAACTATCGGCTGCAGTTCTACCAACTCCACAATCAAGTACGCCATAAGAGGCGGGGTATGTGCCCGTTGTCAGAAGTATCTCAACCGGCTGATTGGCTTCGACAATTGCACTAAGACGATGCTGCCCGTCTTGCAGTTTTCCATTTGTATCAATTGCAATTCCTTGGTGGGTAATCTGCCACATCCCTTCCTTGATGGATTCGGCAAGCCTTTTTACAGCACCGCGTCTGATAGGCCGATTGTCATGATTTGCAGTTTCCAGGATCTGCGTAGCCCACTGCGGGGTCATTACAACAAGTTGGGTTTGCATTTTTAGAAAGTTTCAATTGAATCTGCGAGTTGTGTTTGAGATGGAGCGCCCGTCATCCAACCCGGAAGGCTGATGTTCTCGATCTGATCGCTGTAGCTCGGCCAGCTGTCGGCAGCTTTGCAGGTGGCCAACTTGCCAAGGTCAAGCATTGCCTGCTCATAGCCGCGCTCGATCAGCTCAGCATCGGCGGCATACACCGCACACGCATAGGGAGCTGTGCTCTCCACACAGATGAAGATGAACTGATCGGGCCGTTTGCCTGTTGCCAGCTCCACCCCGTGCATGTACCAGCCGGCCTGTACGTGGTAGCGGTAATCGGCAATGCTGCGCCGAAAGCCGCGCGGGCTGGCATCACGTGTGGTTTTGAGATCCACGATGATGCTGCCGTCATCGGTGAGCCAGTCCGGCCGGCACTTGCATTCGAGCCCATAGATTGGGTCCGTCCACATGTGCGTGGTCTCAGCCTTGCCGGCCATGCCCAGCAGCATTGCAGCGCCGGGGTGACGCATCACACTGCGGCCCATTGCCATGACCACCTCGGCATCGTCGGCGGTGATAACGGTCTTGCGCTTTGATGCCGCTTCAAAGGCCGCCCATTGCTCACGCCCCTCCTTGGTACGGCGGTTGATATCACCAGGCGCCACGGCGATCTGATCGTCCCATTTGTCGAGTTCAAGCAGGTGCGTATGCACAGCAGTGCCAAGGCGCATTGCTGGCGTCGCCTCAGGCCAGACACGGTTTGGATCCAAGAAACGCGCCCAGTAGTGAAGCGGGCTTTTGGCGATCTGATCCAAGCCGGATTTGCTGACTGCCCAATGCTTGTGGTAGTCGCGGTTTTCCATGAAACACTGCGGTTTGCTCCCGGATGCTAGCAGTTGTGGCCGGATGCTGCTAGGTTCAGTTGGCCACGGCACCCACCATGCGCCAGTACCTCGAGCAATCCGTCTACGACGCCGCCATCGAGCGGCTGGATTTCATCTTTGAGCACTTCACCCGCGTCTATGTCTCCTTCTCAGGCGGCAAGGACAGCGGTGTTCTCCTCAATCTCGTTTGCGACTACATCCGAGAACGCAAGCTGTCAGTGAAGATCGGTGTCCAGATCATGGACAACGAAGCCAACTACACCCACAGCGAGGAGTTCATGCATCGCATCCTCCAAGCCAACCGCGACATCCTCGACATCTATTGGTGCTGCCTGCCCATCACGCTGCCGTGCACCGTCTCCTCGTACGAGATCGACTGGCAGTGCTGGGGTGAACAGGACAAACACCGTTGGATCAGGCCCATGCCGCAGCAGGACTACATCGTCAACCTCCAAAACCATCCCTTTAGCGACCTGTTCATCGAGAACATGGATTACGCCACGTTCTGGGACATGTTCGCGGAGTGGTACAGCCAAGGCGAACCATGCGCCAACCTGATCGGCATTCGCACCGTTGAATCGCTGAACCGTTTCAGGGCAATTCTCAATCAAGACAAAGAGACCATGCTTGGCCGCATGTGGACTAAGAAAAACACAGCCCACACATACAACTGCTATCCGATCTACGATTGGCGCACAGAAGATATTTGGACAGCAAACGCAAAATTCGGGTGGGATTACAACAGTCTCTATGACGTGTTCTACATGGCTGGCATCCCGATCAAAAAGATGCGAGTTGCATCGCCCTTTATGTCAGAGTCCAAATCCAGTCTCGCAATGTATCGCGTGATCGATCCGCCGATTTGGGCGCGGCTCTGCGCCAGGGTTGGTGGTGCCAACTTTATGGCGACATACGGCAAGCAGCTTGACTACAAATCCTTCAAGCTGCCAGCCGGGCACACATGGAAATCATTCGTGAAGTTCTTGCTCGCCACATTGCCAGATCAGTCCAGCGCAAATTTTAAGCAGCGCTTCATTCAGTCAATCCGTTACTGGGGGCGAGTGGGGCGCGGTCTTCCAGATTCGATCATTGATGCGCTTGCTCGCATTGGCATTCGCTTTTACATCAACGGCACCACTCGCCATGGTGGCAACAATCTCCGGCGCGTTGTGATCAAAGTGCCGCCAGACCACTTAGACGAGCTGCCATGCCACAACAGCATGGTTACATCGTGGAAGCGTTTCGCGATCACAGTTCTCAAGAACGACCACACCTGCAAGTACCTCGGTTTAGCGCCAACGCAAGAGCAGCAACGCCGCCAGAGGTCAATCCAACGCAAGTACAGCCAAGTCCTCAACCGTTCCGCCAAATGAAGATTCTTAACGCCTCCGAACTGCCAGCCGAACGCATTGTGAACTGCCCAAAGGGTGGCTTCACCAGTCATCGCCTTTTAACCGAAGACGACGGCATGGGATACAGCATGACCAAGACCATCGTGCACCCTGGCAAGCCGCACCGCTGGCACTATCAACACCACCTTGAAACGTGTTACTGCGTCAGCGGCAAAGGTCTGCTGATTAACGAGGCAACCCAAGAGATCCACGCCATCTCGCCTGATGTGACCTATGTGCTGGACAAACATGATCCGCACACGTTTGAGGCCCTAGAGCCCACCACTCTGATCTGTGTATTCAACCCACCCCTCAAAGGCGATGAACTGCATGACGAGAACGATTCATACCCTTGGCGATCCCCGGTCTACTCCGTACGCAGTATTCCTATCGAGAAGGTTACCGCCAATGATTACAACCCCAACTCTGTGGCGCCGCCTGAAATGGCGCTACTCGAAACATCCATCTGGGAAGACGGTTACACGCAACCTGTCGTTGTCGTGCATGATGCCGACCGTGACCTTTATGTGGTCGTTGACGGTTTTCACCGTTATTTGACCCTGAAAAACAGCGAGCGCATCCGCGAACGCGAAGGTGGCCGGCTGCCAGTTGTGGTGCTGCGCAAGGAGCTACACGACCGGATGGCTTCGACCATCCGTCACAACCGCGCCCGTGGTTCGCACAACATCGAGCTAATGAGCGTGATCGTTGCCGAACTGATCGAGATGGGAAAGGGTGACGCATGGATCTGCAAGCACATCGGCATGAGCCCTGATGAGCTGTTGCGCCTCAAGCAAGTCACCGGTTTGGCCTCGCTGTTCCTTGGCAAAGATTTCAGCAAAGCATGGGATGTGGATCAGATCGACAACATCACGGAGGATCTCGAACGTGAAGCTCAAGAGGATTTGGTTGCCCATTGACGCCTGGGAGGAGATCCACTTCAACATGTGGGGCGATGTGCCAAATCGACGCATTGCCCTGTATCGCGCACAGATCTTCACCGGCAATCACCGCCTCTATGGGCGCTACATGCAGCGGGTCACCATCGAGTGGCCCAACAGCTGCATCAATGCACTAACCGATTACAACCTCAACCGCAAAGCATGGATCGGCCACGCTGCCTGCGCCCTTGCCTTGCGATGCCCTGAGGACATCACCCGCCAAGCATGGGGACTTCTGACTGATGAGCAACGGACATTGGCGAACCGACAAGCGGATCGAGCCATTCGCTCCTGGGAAATGCGCTACCGAGCGGGTCTTGGAATACGAGCGGATGTGGAAAGCCCGTTGTTATTCGCACGAGATACCTGATGAAGTGCCTGCAAAGGTTGCAGCATCAGGCCGTGCACCATCTTGGCGGGCGGTTGCTGTCGCCCTGCTGCAAAACGATCTGCACCTGTACCAGCTTGGTTATGCACGCCCTGCATACGATCAGCAGCGCCGCGTTCTGACCATGGCTCAGATCGCCATGCACGGTGCCCCTGCAGATGGCACACAGCTGGAGTTGCCGCTGTGAATCTCCGCCCCTACCAACAGCAGGCAATCAGCGATCTGCGAACGGCATTGCAAGCTGGGGCGCGCAGCCCCCTGCTAGTGCTGCCCACCGGCGGCGGCAAGACCGTGGTGTTTGCCACCATTGCCGCCAGCGCTGCAGCCAAAGGCAACCGCGTGCTGATCTTGGTGCACCGCCGCGAGCTGATCCATCAGGCCAGCGCCAAGCTGCAATGGGTCGGCCTTGAGCACGGCATCATCGCGGCCGGTGTGCCCGCCACAGATGCACCAGTACAGATCGCATCGGTGCAAACGCTCGCGCGGCGCCTTGCATGCATGGACTGGCAGCCTGGTTTGATCATCATCGATGAAGCCCACCACGCCACAGCTGGCCAGTGGGCGCGCATCCTCAATCACTGGCCTGATGCTTACCGCCTAGGCGTTACAGCCACACCATGCCGTCTCTCAGGCGAGGGGCTGCGCGCAGCATTCGACGCCATGGTGCTTGGTCCCAGCGTTGCTGATCTGGTCTTAACCGCCCACCTCTCACCCGCACGGATCTATGCGCCGCCTGTGGTGGCTGATCTGGCTGGGATTCGATCTCGTGCCGGCGACTATGCCAATGATCAGGCCGCGGCCGCTATGGATCGGCCCACCGTGACGGGTGATGCCATCAGCCATTACCAACGCTTGGCAGCCGACCAGCAGGCCATTGCGTTCTGCTGCAATGTCAAACATGCCGTGTCAGTGTGCGACGCATTTAAGACTGCTGGGATCACGGCGGAGCTGCTGTTAGGTGACACGCCAGACCGTGATCAGGTGGTGGCCGATTTCGCCAGCCGGCACACGCGCATCTTGGTCACCGTCGATGTGGTCAGCGAGGGCTTTGATGTGCCAGCCGCTAGCTGCGCGATCCTGCTGCGCCCCACGCAATCGCTCGGCCTCTACCTGCAGCAAGTAGGCCGCGTGATGCGCCCTGCGCCAGGTAAAGATGCCGCGATCATCCTCGATCACGTCGGCAACGTCACACGCCACGGATTCCCTGATGATCCGCGCGACTGGTCACTTGATGACCGGATGCGGCGCACACGTGGCACACCAGCGCCATCGGTAAGGACGTGTGATCAATGCTTTGCAGCGTTTAAGCCGCAGCCAATCTGCCCCTGCTGTGGGCATCAATGCGTGCCCATCAAATCGCGCGTGATCCGTGAGCTGGCAGGTGAATTACAAGAGCTCAAGCGCACAGAACGCCACGCACGCCGCACTGAAGTGGGCCGCGCTCGCACGTTGGCCGAACTGCTGATGGTTGCCAAGAATCGCGGTTACAGTCCCGGCTGGGCGTATCGGATTCATCAGGCGCGTGGCCAACGCTGAGACGGACCTACAGCAACGAATCCGCCTCGCACTCGGCACATCTCCTAATTTGCGCCTTTTTAGGAATCAGGTAGGAAGTCTCCCGGATCCACGAACGGGCAGGCCCGTGCAGTTCGGCCTGGCACGTGGCTCAGCAGACCTGATCGGCTGGCGCACCATAACGGTCACCCCCGAGATGGTTGGCACACAGCTGGCTGTGTTCACCAGCATCGAAGTCAAGACACCCACAGGTCGCATACGCCCCGAGCAACACGCATGGCAGCGCACCGTCAGTAGCGCTGGTGGCATCGCTGGCATCGCCCGCTCAATCCAAGACGCAAACGATCTCGTGAGATAGGTTGCCAACCTTGCTCACCTAGCGCACACTCTGACGGCTCCTTTCAATAGCCGTTGTGGCAACCATCGTCGATCAGCTGCAAGACATACCTGATTCATGGGCTTTAGTCGCAGTCGGCAACGACAAACGCCCCTACCAACCCGAGTGGCAAAAGCATCCCCTCAACAAGCGCGGCATTGAATCCGAACTATCGGCAGGCCGTGCCGTAGCTGTTGGCGTCCTCGCAGGCCCACCATCCGGCGGGCTCCTATTCGTTGATCACGATGGCCTCGGCGCGTCAGAGGTGCTCGAATCACTCGGCACATCACTGCGTGAACTGCCTAAGTCTTGGGCCGTCACCTCAGGCCGTGATGGTCGCCTCCAAATCATCTACCGCGTCCCTGAACCTTTCTGGGATCAGATCAAAACCACCAAGCTCCGCAGCAGCATCAAAGGCGAACAACTCGAACTGCGCTGGACCGGCTGCCAATCAGTTGTCATCGGCAAGCACCCGATCACTGGCTCCTACCGCTGGCTCAATGGCCGCGCACCTGGTGACCTGCCCATTGCAGATGCTCCATCGGTCCTACTGCAGCAGATGCAACGGCCCATCGAAACGCCGCCCCTACTGCCCACCAACACCACCGATGACACCGAACGCGCTCGCCAATACCTTGCCAACATCCCCAGCTCCATCGCTGATGACTACGACGAATGGGTCAAAATCGGCATGGCGCTTCATAGCGTCGGTAATGACGCGCTTCTAAGCGACTGGTGCCAGTGGTCCGCAGCATCCGGCAAGTTCAAACCCGGAGAATGTGAAGCCAAATGGGCATCCTTTAATGCCGACACCGGCGGAGTTGGCCTCGGCACTCTCTATCACCTAGCCGGTGGCATCTCACCACGTCAACAGGCCATCAAGGCACTTCAATCAGTCCTAGGTCCAGACGTTGCCCAATCCGCAGGTGCTGCCAAACCCATCAAGCTTGAAACCGGGGAGCTGCTCACCCTGCTGCGCCAGCAACTAACCGACCGCCTGCGCTTCAACATCTACACCCAAGCGGTAGAGCTAGACGGCAAGGCCATCACAGACCTAGAGCACTACTACCTCCAGTTGGCCCAGCTCAACATCAAGGTCGGTAAGGAACTGGCAGCCGATGCCCTGGTGTTTGTCGCCAAGGAAAACCAGTTCGATCCAGTGCGCGATTACCTAGACCGCGTTGCTGAGGAAGTCCCACCAGCATCCATTGAGCATCTCGCCAGCAGCTACCTACGCCCGCAAGATCAACCCGGCACGCTCTACGACGCCATGCTGCGTTGCACCCTCATCGCAGCCGTCCGCCGCATCTACGAACCTGGTAGCAAACACGACGCCGCTTGCGTCCTCATGGGCCCCCAAGGCTGCGGAAAGTCCACCTTCTGGCGCAACCTCGGCGGCCCGTTCTTCTCTGATGCCCTAGGCGACATCAACAACAAAGACGACCTACTCCTGGTTGGCAAAGCATGGATCCACGAATGGGGTGAGATCGACCGCATCACAGGCAAGAACCACGCCGGCAAAATCAAAGCCTTTCTCTCACGCCAAACCGACTCCTACCGCGTGCCCTATGGCAAAGCCATGGAGGACTTCCCACGCCGCTCCATCATCGTCGGCTCCACTAACCGCGACACCGGCTTCCTGATCGATGACACCGGCAACCGCCGCTTCTGGGTCATCCCCGTGGACGTGCAGGGAATGATCGAAGTAGACGGCCTGCTGCTCGAACGCGACGCGATCTGGTCCGCTGCAGTCGCTGCCTACCGCGCTGGTGAACCCAATCACCTACCCCGCGACCTTGAGCGCCAGGTGGCGGATGCCAACCTTGCCTACCTTGTCGAATCTCCTTGGCTTGCTCCGGTTAGAGAGTGGTTGGCATCAGCGCGAAACGCCGGAATCCCAGTCACCACCGAGGTTTTGCTCACTGATGCCATCGGAAAGCCCATTGAGCGCCAGTCTCGCGCTGACCAGATGCAGCTCGCCTCCATCCTCAGAGAGCTTGGACTGGTCAAACGACGCCGCCTCATCGATGGCACTCAGAAATGGGTGTATTGCCTACCTTCCAGCTGAGGTAGGCAACCTCAGACCCATTGGCATGGCTGACTTCTTCTACCCTTTCCTACCTTCCTACCTCTTCTAAAGAGTAAATAGAAATAGAGAGGAGAGGGGGAGGAGGGAGGAAAAAGGAAAAGGTATAGGGAGGTAGGCAGAGGTTGGCAGGTTGGCAAGTCTCAAATCTGTCTCAAATGAGACACGTGAGACAGCTATTTGCCTACCTCCTAGGCCCCAGGCGTCCGCCCTACCCTTGGCTCATGGCCATCTCCATCACCGTCGATACCACCGGCCTAAAGGCCCTTGCTAGGCGCTCTGACCTCATCGCCAAGCAGCTGCCCTTTGCCACATCCGTCGCACTGAACGAGGTCGCCTTCAAGGCCCGCTCATCGCTCAACAGCTCAACCCGTCAATACTTCAACGCACCTACCAAGTTCACCGAGACCGCCTTCCTGGTTCAGAAGTCCAAGAAGACCGACCTACTGGCCATCGTCTTTGCCAACAACCAAGACGGCCGCAACCGTGCCCGCTACCTGCGCTATGGCATACAAGGTGGTCAGCGTGTAGCCAAGGGCTTCGAGCGCTTCTTCGCTGGTGCTGACAACGACGGCACACTCCCGCCTGGTACTGCCCTTGTGCCCACCTCCTTGGTCAAGACCACAGCACAAGGCAATGTCTCTATCGCAACGCTCAGGTCAATCAGCAAAGGACTCAGCACCACCAACAAACGTGGTGGCTTTTTTGTTGGCACACCACGAGGCGCTGGCAACCGCCCGCCTGGTATCTATCGCCGCTCACGTGAGCAGCTGTTCCCCTACTTCATCGCAGCATCATCAGCACCGCGATACACAGGACGTTTCCCGATCCAAGACGTGGGCAGCAAGGTCATCAACCGCAACTGGATCGCCGAACTCGAGTCAGCACTCGAGCGCGCGTTGTCGACCGCTCGCTAATGTGGTGGCTCAGCGGGGCTGCAACCCCCTGAGCCGTGATCACCTACACAACAGGCGATGCCCAAAGCTTACGAACTGCCAGCATCAGGCGAGCCATTTGATCCTGAGCGCTTCAAGCTGGGCGCACCTTGCAAGCGCAATCACATTCATGCCGATGGGTTGACGTTGCGCTACGCCAAGCGTGGCCATTGCGTGCAATGCGAGAATGATCGCGCGTTGCGTTATCGCAACCGTTGCAAAGACACAGATCCTGACTATCACGCCAAAGCCCGCGCGCGTATGGCGCATAAGCGTGCAACCGATTTGGCTACACGGCTATATGGCAGAGCACAAGCAAAAGCACGCAAGGTGGCCAGGATAGGGGGTAGTCCATCCCATCTATCACGGACCCAGCTATGGCGTAGGTGGTGCGACTTTGAGCATGCCTGCGCCTACTGCGGGGCAAGTGTTGATCTGCAAGTTGAGCACGTCGTACCCATCAGCAAAGGCGGCGAGCACCACCTTGGCAACATCGTGCCCGCTTGCCATCGATGCAACAGCAGTAAGCGCAGCAAGGACGCACGCACTTGGTACATGGCACAACCTTTCTATGAACCATGGCGATGGCACAACATCCAAGCGATTCTCAATAAGAGCAAGCCAACAAGCGAACAAATAAATCTGTTTGCATCTTGAGCCGCGCCAAAGAATTACAAGATCGACTGCGGCGCAATGAGTTTGGGTCCTTTCCGTCAACTACATGTGGGTGATTCGTTCGCACCCGCTTCCGCTAGCGTCAGCCCACAAACCCCCTAAACCCACTGCGGCGCAAGGCGTTTCGGGATTCTCAATAAGCGGTCCCCTAGTCCAATTTAAGCCGCCTTAAGGTCAGTTAAGTTAAGTGCAGTTTCACTTAACTCTGTGCTGGTCACGTTCGCTGAATTTGCAGCGATCAGAGGATGCACCAAAGCCGCTGTTACCCATGCCACCAAGAGCAGGATTGCTGGGGCAGTGGTTGAGAAGGACGGCAAGCGCTGGCTAGATCGCGATTTGGCGTTGGAGCTGTGGAACAAGAACACGGTCGCCAATGCTGTTAGCAAGGTGAGCCGACCGGACCCAGTTGAGGAACCTGCAAGGGATGCGGATGAGTTGCGGCGACGGGTGAATGGGTTGCCGGATGATGCGATCCCGGATCTGAATGAGAGCAGGGCGCGGCGTGAGCACTATCAGGCGGAGCTAGCAAAGCTGCAGGTGACGCAGCAGCGCGGCGAGTTGGTGCCTGCTGATGAGGTGAAGAAGGAGGCGTTTAAGGTTGGCCGCGGCGTGCGGGAAGCATTGGCGAATTTGGCGGATCGTTTGAGCCATCAGCTGGCTGGCGAGACTGATCCGGCTGTGATCCATCAGGTGCTGACGCAAGAGCACCGGGCTGCGCTGGTGGAGCTGTGTGATGCGTAGCGCGTGGCGTGATGGCTTCATGGATGGGCTGCGGCCTGAGCAGCCGTTGACGGTTAGTGAGTGGGCGGATCGTTATCGAAGATTGAGCAGCAAGGCAAGTGCGGAGCCTGGGCCATGGCGCACGGATCGGACGCCTTACCTACGCGAGCCGATGGACTGCTTGAGCAGCGAGAGCACGGTGCAGCGGGTGGTGATGATGTTCGCAGCGCAGACGGGCAAGACAGAGGCAGGCAGTAACTGGCTGGGCTATGTGATCGACCATGCACCGGGGCCGATGTTGTGCGTGCAGCCGACGGTTGAGATGGCGAAGCGTCTTAGCAAGCAGCGGCTGGAGAGCATGATCACGGAGACGCCGTGCTTGGCCGAGAAGATCGCACCGGCAAGGGCGCGGGATTCTGGCAACACGATGTTCAGCAAGGAGTTCAGCGGCGGGATCATGCTGCTGACCGGGGCGAACAGTGCTACGGGGCTGCGCTCAGCGCCGTGTCGATACCTGTTCTGTGATGAGGTGGATGGATTCCCGAGCGATGTGGATGGGGAAGGCGATCCGGTAGCGCTGGCGGAACGACGGACGACGACGTTTGCGCGGCGGAAGATCCTGCTGACCAGCACGCCAACGGTGAAGGATTTCAGCCGGATCGAGGCCGAGTATTTGCGGAGTGATCAGCGGCGGTTCTATGTGCCGTGTCCTAGCTGCGGCGCGATGGAGTGGTTGAAGTGGGGCCAGCTGAAGTGGGACAACGGCCGGCCGGAGAGCGCGCGCTATCAATGCGAGCACTGCGGTGAGCGATTCGAGGAGCTGCACAAGCCGGCCATGATGCGCGCGGGTGAATGGCGCGCGACGGCACCGGCTGGCAATGGCCGGACTGCAGGCTTCCAGCTGTCGGGCTTGTATAGCCCGTTGGGATGGTGCAGCTGGGAGCAGCTGGTGGATGACTTTTTAAGGGCTAAGGGTGATGCGCCGGCGTTGAAGGCGTTTGTCAACACGCGACTGGCGGAGACGTGGGAAGAGGACTATGCAGCGAAGATCAGCGCCGATGGTCTGATGGAACGGCGGCTGGATTATCGGAGCGGGCTGTGCCCTGCGAGGGTGGTGCTGCTGACTGCTGGCGTTGACGTGCAGGACAACCGTCTAGCGGTGAGTGTGTGGGGATGGGGCGAGGGTGAGACGGGTTGGCTGGTGTGGCATCAGGAGCTGATGGGTGACCCGACGATGACGGATGTATGGGGCCAGCTGGACACGGTGCTGGCAACGGAGTGGGAACACGAGAGCGGACGGACGCTGAAGATTGCGCAGATGGCAGTGGACTCTGGCGGCCACTGCACGCACGAGGTCTATCGCTACGTGCGCGACAGGGTGGGCCAGGGCGTGGTGGCGATTAAGGGCAGCAGCCGGCGCAATAGCGCAGCAGTGGGCAAGGGCAGCAAGCAGGACGTGAACTGGCGGGGCCGGGTGATTAAGCGTGGCGTCACGCTGTATCAGTTGGGCACCGACACAATCAAGACGACGCTGTTCGGACGGCTGCGCCATAACGAGGCAACCGGCGGACTGCACTTTGGGCTGGCAGCAGACGCTGAGTATTTCAAGCAGGTGACAAGTGAACGGCAGGCACTGCGGTATCACCGTGGGTTTCCGATTCGGGAATGGGTGAAGAAGGCAGGTGATCGGAATGAGGCATTGGATTGCTTGGTGTATGGCTATGCGGCGATGTTGCTTTATGGCAGGCGGATGAATCAATCAACGATGTGGGAACAGTTGCGAGTGCAGCTGGAGGAAGGGAAGAAAGCACCGCTAAGATCGAGGAAGAAAGCGGCGCCTGCCGCACCGTCTGCGTTCGTCAGCAACTGGTAGGCCGTGAAGATCCCATCTCAGATCAGAGCAGGCGACACGATCAAGTGGCGTGATGAGGCTGGTGTTGACAATCTGGGGAATGAGATCACCAGTGCGAGCTGGACGCTGACCTACTACCTTCGGACTAATACTGCTAGCGAAGGTGCGACTGTCGTTGGCAGTGCCTATGGCACCGGCTGGGAGTTAACGATTGCCGCGGCCACCAGTGCTGGGTTTGATGCGGGCGATTGGTATTGGCAGGCGATTGCAACTAGCGGGAGTGAGAAGGTAACGCTGGGCGCTGGTCAGCTTGAGGTGCTGGCAGCTTTGAGTTATGCCGGCACGCCGGGCGCATTTGATGGAAGGTCACAGGCGCAGCAGGATCTCGATGCTGTGCAAGCTGCGATCCGCTCGATTGTTAGCGGTGGCGCGAAGCAATACACAATCGGCAGCCGGAGTTTCACGAAGCTAGATCTGAGTGAATTGATGGAGCGTGAATCTAAGCTGAAGGCTGAGGTGAAACGTGAACAGATGGCGGACCTGATCGCCAACGGCCTGGGCAATCCGCACAACCTATTCGTGAGGTTCTGATGGGATTGCGGACGCGGCTATTCAAGGCGATGGGATTCGAGCCGATGCGGCCACGTGCGCGGGCGTATCAAGGCGCGAGGGTTAGCCGGCTCACATCTGACTGGGTGACAAGCGGCACCAGTGCCGACAGCGAAATCAAGAGCAGCTTTAAGGCGCTGCGCAATCGTGCGCGTCAGCTGTGCCGTGACAACGACTATGCGCGGCAAGCGTTGCGGAGCATCCAGAACAATGTGATTGGCCATGGCATCAAGCACCAGTCGCAGGTGCGGATGCTGCGTGGCGGCCGGCTGGATGAGGCGATCAACGGCCAGATCCACGAGGCATGGGAACGGTGGATGCACAAGAGCCGCTGTGATGTGAGCGGGCTGCTGGGCTTCCACGATATGGAGCGGCTGCTGTGCCGCAGCTTGGCGGAGAGCGGCGAGGTGTTCGTGCGGATGATCCGCAAACCATTCGGTGGCTCGCGCGTGCCGTTCGCGCTGCAGATCCTCGAGGCGGATTATCTGATCGATGATGATGTGCCGCAGGCCGCAGCCGGTAACACGGTGCGGATGGGCATTGAGGTGGATGGCTACCTGCGGCCGCAGGCGTACCACTTCTATGCCAACCATCCGGGCGACACCTATGCGGGCAATCCACGCACGAATGGGCGCCGTGTGCGCGTGCCTGCTGATGAGGTGATTCATCTCTTCCTGCCGGAGCGGCCGGGGCAGACGCGTGGCGTGACATGGTTCGCCTCAGCGCTGATGCGGCTGCACATGTTGCAGGGCTATGAGGAGGCCGAGGTGGTGCGGGCCAGGGCGAGCAGTGCACTGATGGGCTTCATCCAATCGCCCGAGGGTGAGCTGATTGGCGATGAGGTGTATGAGAACGAGCGTGTGAGCGACTTTCAGCCTGGTGTGTTCAAGTATCTGGCGCCGGGCGAAAGCGTGACGGTGCCGGATCTGAATGCACCGGATGGCCAGCTGGAACCATTCACACGTTCGATGCTGCGTGCTGTGGCGGCTGGCGTTGGCGTGAGCTTCGAGAGCATCAGCAAGAACTTTTCAGAGAGCAACTACAGCAGCAGCCGGCTGAGCCTGCTCGAGGAGCGCGACACGTACAAGGTGCTGCAGCGGTTCTTCATCGAGAACTTCCACCAGACGGTGTATGAGAACTGGCTCGAGATGGCGGTGCTGAGCGGTGAACTGAACCTGCCCGCGTATGAGACAAATCCGGATCGCTACCGTGCCAGCCGCTGGATCCCACGCAGCTGGGAATGGGTGGACCCGCAGAAAGAAGTGAACGCCTACAAGGATGCGGTGCGCTGTGGCTTCAAGACGTTGGGCCAGGTGATCAGCGAGCAGGGTGGTGATCTCGATGATGTGCTGATGGCGCGTCAGGCTGAACTGGCGATGTTGGATGAGATGGATATCGTGCTCGACACTGATCCCAGTGAGGTGAATGCTGGCGGTGGTTCGCAGCCTGCTGTGACGATGGGCGGCCAGCCGGCGTTTGAGGATACGGAACCGCCGATGGATGAAGAGGACTACGAAGAGCAGTCGGTTCTTGAGGATCCGCTTGAAGGGCCTGAGGACTGATGGCAACTGTTGCCGGCACTGAGGTTGATCTGATGCCTACTGAAGGCATGAGGGAAGAGGCGCAGCGCTATCGCGATTGGAAGGCTGATGGCCAGGCAGGTGGCACTGAGGTTGCCGCGGCCAGGGCGCGTCAGATCCTGAGCGGTGATGAGTTGTCACCTGACACCGTGATCACCATGGCGGCATGGTTTGCACGCCATGAGGTTGATAAGCAAGGCGAGGGATTCAGCCCTGGCGAGGATGGCTATCCATCAGCCGGCCGCGTTGCATGGGCCGCATGGGGTGGTGATGCTGGGCAGAGTTGGGCGAATGAGAAGGCGGATAGAATCAAGGCATTGCAGGATAGACAAATGGAAGAGGCGCGCCCTTATCCAAATGAACATGCCGCGAGGTTGACTGATCCCGATCAGTACGACGAACTGCGCCGGGAGAATGGCGCCGGCGGTGAAGGGATTGATTTCATCTACGGAATCAAGGAAGGCGAGAGCGAGATTCAAGCAGTGCGGTTTGATGCGCAGCAGTTCACGCCATCAGAAGCGCGTGATTGGCTGAGCGAGCACGAGATGGATCCGATCATGTTTGAAGAGGCAACTGGCGAGGAGCGTGCGATGCCAGGCATCGGCCGCCACCAACGCGCTGAGATCACAACCTTCGATGAGGTTGAAGATCGCACCTATGAGTTTCCTTTCAGCTCTGAGTATCCGGTTGCGCGTTACTTCGGCAACGAGATCTTGAGCCACGAGGGCAATGCTGCTGATCTCAGCCGCCTGAATGATGGCGCACCGCTGCTGTTCAATCACAACCCTGATCGTGTGATTGGTGTTGTGGAGCGTGCATACATCGATGGCAAACGTCGCCGCGGTTATGCACGTGTGCGGTTCAGCCGCAATCCATTCGCTCAGGAAGTCCTGAACGATGTTAAGGATGGCGTTCTTCGGAATGTCTCCTTTGGCTACTCCATTGACAAAATGGAGGAGCGCGGCAGCGGTGACTTTGTTGCCACTGCCTGGTCTCCTTATGAGGTTTCTGTTGTCTCGGTGCCGGCTGATCCCGGCGTCGGGA